GCGAGAGAAAACGAAATAAAATCGGTATTCACCAAACCGCCTTTGCTATGAACATCGGATATGAATTGACGGAACTATTGAAGCCGATTATTCCTGACATTGATTGGTCTGTCGGAGATTATGATGAGTGCGGCCATGAAGTCCATTTACAATCCCGGGCCATAGAGGCAGACCGAGAGAATCCGGAAAGGCAGTTCTGCCTTCAAACGTTGATAGAACACTATTTCCCGGAGCTCTGTTTTATCGTCGAGACCGAACCGGAGCTCAGACTAACGGCGAGAGAGGCCGACAGGGTCATCAAGGCTTTAGAAAAATTAAGGCAAAAGGAGTATCTTAAATGAACAATTTTTTACTTCTGAGTTGGGTTTTTATTTCCGCTATTGTCGGATTTCTGGTCGGCTGTTGGCTGGATAGCATTCGGTGGGAAAAGATGATTAGGAAAATGATGGAGATAAACGGCAAGCAACTTGAAGAGCTAATGCGATATAGAGAGATGGAAAAGAAACAAGATGAGCAAAAAGTTGAAGCAGTAGTCAAAAATGGCGGTCAGATTTTTTCTCTTGAGTCATATCTTAAGGCCTGCGCTACCTGCCCGTTCCTTGATGAGTGCGAATCATATCGGGAAGCTTTTGGCTCGAGCGAATGCCTGCGGGATGATTACGGTCGGGCCTTGATGGACTTTTTGAAGGATTCAAGAAAGGAGAAAAAAATATGATTCCGTATAGTGAAATCAAAATCGGGGATATTTTTTCTGACCCTTATTATCGTTTTCGGGAAGGATATATGCTCTATATCGTGCTGGATAAAAATGATGAAGAAAAAATGATAAAAATTCAGACTAGAGGAGTATTCGATAATTATGTCGGTCGGCCATTCTGGGTGAAATCATCAAATGATATATTTTGTGAAAGCTGGCGAGATAATGCCATGGGTTTGAGGAGAGAATGATATGACTATTCAAGTGTTTTCGACCGAGGAAAAAGTAGAGCGGTTTTTGAAAAACATTAATGAAAAACTCAGGGATACGCCCTATGTTATGACGGCTGACATAGTAGATGGCTCGATTAGTGTGATAGAGAAGTTTAGAAATATTAATAGGCACTGCTTGGGGCTCACTGAAAATGAATTGCTAACTGCCTTATTCTGCGTTGATTTGGCCCTTGGGTTGAAGGAAAGGAGAGAATGACATGACCAATAATAATGACCAGAAACATGAAACATTTGAAAGCTTAATCGAAAAAACATTAACAGAAATAAATAACATGCTTCAGAACACCATGTGGGATATTGTAGTCGATGTCAAAAAGGGGGCAATTTATACCCTTAGAAAATTCGGCTGTGTATATCCGTTTATGGTCGGCCTTACAGAGAGAGAATTGCTTGATATATTGGCAGGGATGGACTTGGTTCTAACTTTTAAAGAGGGGGAGAAAAAAGAAGGAGAGAAGTCATGACCACCGAAATATCTATCATCGGGATTTTTGCCTTGCTTCTCATTGGCTGTGTCCTGGGCTTCATCATTGGTTGGGAAGTAGCCAGCCGTGTCTGGAATAGAATGATTTCCGAGGTGCTGTCTCCTGGCTGGGCGAAAAAGATTGAGGGGAAAATTCATGGAAAGGGGGAAGAAAATGGCTAAAATAGGCCCTGTTTATGTCGACGAAAAATATTTGAACCTTGATGACCCTATAACCATATGGAACTTCCTTCTAAAAGAGGCCCAGAGATTTCACGACGAGATTGCTTCTATGCTCATTGCTGCCATTCGGTTTGTGATTCCAGATATCAAAACATATGTGGCTGACGGCGAACAGTGGGCAATATTTTTTGATTCTGATTTGATTCTTGCTGAGCCAGGGGGCGGCGAAGACCTTGAAAAAAATTATAAAACACTCTCGCAGGTGATAACAGAAGCATTCCCAGAGCTAGATGGCAAGGTTTTTGATGACTGCATTTTCCTCAACCGAGACCAGCAAGAGGAAGTGAAGGGCTATTTGTGCAAATTGAAGAAAGGAGTCTAAAATGCCTAAACCAACTTATGATGACCTGGTATTTTTGATTGCTTTTATATGGAACTGGGTGGATAGATTTCCTGATATAATGAACGGCCTTGAAGATGATGATGTTCGTGAAAGTTTAATTGACGGGTGGATGGACAGAAAAACTTTTGAGCGAGCAAGTAGAATCTTCGCATCGCTCAAGGAAGATATTGAGAAAATCAACCTGGCTAACCTGGAGGAGCGATATGGACAAGGTAAATAACGATGATCTTATTTTCTTGATAGCTTTCCTCTGGAAATGGTCTGATGAATCTGATGTGTTGACGGCTCTAACACATGAAGAAGAATACGAAGGTGAAGCATACGAAAGTTTTAGCCGCCTAGTAAGAGAAACATTGAAAGAAGACGACTTCTATCGAGCCAGAGAAATCTTTTGGTCTCTCAAGCCAGAGATAACGAAAATCAACGGATGGTGGGGGTGAGAATTGAAGAAAAAAATAGCTTTGGCAATTCCGCTTTCCTGGCCTTATGCGCCGGCTCAATTCATGATTTCGCTATTTGTAGCAGTCATGAGGGCCAAGGACAAATATGACCTGGGCCTTATAGTTGAATCGCAGGGCTTTCTTGATACTATGCGAGACCGGGGAACGAAAAGATTTCTTGATAGCGGAGCTGATTATGTTATCTGGTTTGACGCCGACCAGGTCTATCCGCCTGATACAATTCTTCGCCTCGCTGATTATCTTGACTGCGGGCTGAAAATAGTAGCCGGTCTAACTCCAGACAAAACAGGTCGGCCACTCGCTTTCAAATTCGATTCAGACGGGCAGATGGTAAGGGACGATTCAATCCGGCCAGGGATGGGGCTGGTAGAGGTTGCCGGCTGCGGGATGGGTGGAGTAGCTATCGCCAGGGAAGTATTTGAAGCTTTCGGGCCGCCCTGGTTCGAAAGAAGAGATTCTGAAGACCACACCCAGAGCCTTAATGAGGACATCGCTTTTTTTCTCCGGGCTAAAAGGGCCGGCTTCCAACTATATATCGACACTGACCTTACTTTCGAACACATTGTCTCTTTCCCTCTCGGTTTTAATACTCCGAAAATTTTTCAAGGGCAGGTCACTAGATGAGACAGATTGAGCGGGAATATATCAAACAGAAAATCAAAGAAGGATACGGGAATATAGAAGTTGCCATGATGGCCTCGGCAGAATTCAAGCGGGGATTCTCTCCAGCCGATGTAGCATCAATCAAATATCGTGAAGTGAAACGTGAAGACATTCGAAAGCCTGAAGAACTAATGAAAAGATACCATAGCCCCGAGCTTCCAGAAGATGATTATCTCATCTGCTCTGATATTCATGCCCCGTTTTACAGCCAGGAATGGGTGGACAGATATTTCGCAGTTGCCAAGAAATTCGAAATTGAAAAACAGATTATTGTTGGCGATCTGTTTGAATTCTCTGCCATATCAAGTTTTCCCCCAATAACAGACAACGGTAATGAACTTTCTTTTTCCGCTGAGCTTGATACATGTCGAGAGTTGATTTCCAGAATGAACAAGGTCTTCAAGAAAAGCTTTCTTGTTTCAGGCAATCATGAAAGAAGGATATATCGAGCCTTCGAAAGTGCGATTCCATTTTCAATGATTCTCAGATACTTTCCGGAAATGGAAAAGAATTTTGTTTTCACGCCCTATGACAAGGTTGCGGTCGGGAATGATTGGCTTCTACTTCACCCTGTCTCCTATAGCCAGATATCTGGAAACGTGGCCTTCAGGCTCGCTGCCAAGTTCAGGAAAAACATTCTCAATGCACACGGGCATTTTTTCTGTCTTCGATACGATGCTTCTGGGAAAAACCTGGTCATTGACCTTGGCGGGCTCTTTGATGTTGAAAAAATCGACTATATCAATCTCAAAAGCACGACGCACCCATTCTGGAATCCTGGCTTCTGTATGCTGAGAAAGGGGAAGATTCATCTTTTTCACCAATTCACGGATTGGGAATTTTACCTTGGAAAGGAGAGAAAGAAATGAAAAAGAAAAAAGCATATAATTGGTGGGCTGTAGAAATAGAATCGCCTGATAGAAATTATCTCTACTGCATAGGAACACTAATTACGGATTCGCTTGGAAATGAAATGGAAACCGCTAAACGAATGGCAGTAGAAAAACATAACCGACTATATCCAGACATGCCAATTGTTGGAAATACAATATTGGGCCATGTCCGCTCTTTTTTTGCTCAGAAACAAGACGGTGGAAACCAATGAAAAAGAAAAATGCTTTGGTTTTTCTCTTGGGACCTATCACACCGACGGGCAGGTTTGGAACGAGCCCTGTCTGGGAACTGATTTCTAATCTCAAGCAGTTTTTCACAGCCGAGGCCGCATTGATAAACGAGGGAGTAGCGGTTGTTAATCCGGCCAACGATATTTTCGCCCTTCTAATCGGCCAGGACAGATTTTCCGAAAAGATGGCAAAAGAAAAATCGCTTGATAAGCTAAGCCACTGCGACGTTGCCTTGGCTCTCCCTGGCTGGGAAAGAAGCGAAGGGGCCAGGACAGAGAAAGAAAAGGCGGACGAGCTGAAAATTCCGGTCTTCTACAATCTGACACTGCTTTTGGAGTCACTGAATGTTCAAGATATCATGGACGATATATCTGAATACCTGAAGTCGAGAGAAAAGATAGCTTCATCTGCCCAGAAAATTGGAGAGGCTATCTGTGGGGCGGCCAAGGATATAATCCCAGACATTGAGTATGGGGTAGGAGACCAGGAAGACCCGACAAATATCTGGTTCAAGTCTAAGGAGACACGCTGGCAGTTTGAAGATACCAAGGAAAGCATTTCTACCTGGGAGCCATTTTGGAGCCTGGTATCAATGGTTTTCCCAGAGCTTGAAGATTATATCTCAGATGATCTGATGTATATTTCGCCCGATACTCAGGAAAAAATAATCAGACGGCTGGAAGCATTGAGGGGTAAAAAATGAATAAGAAAGAACTCGGACGTTCTCTCGAAAAGAAGGTTAGGGATTTTTTGGCTGATGCTGGCTGGAAGGCCTGGTTAGTCCAGCCGAAAATGATATATATCCCGAATTACAAGTATTCAAAGAAGCTAAAAGAAAAAATGCTGGCAGAGGAAAAGAAATACCAAAAAGAATTTGGCGGCCGTTGGATTTCGAAACCCCAAGACATCTGGGGTGCTGATATTCTGGCTATCAAGGCCGGCCATGTGAATTTGGCCATTCAGGTGACCGCCGATTCAGGACTTGGCAGGAAAGCAAAGGAATTCTCTAAATTCCCCTATGGCCCGAGCTGGCTATGTCTTATCTTTCATGCCAAGAAAAAATCAGGCAAATGGATTTTCTCTGTGTATGAGGCAAGAGATGGGAAATATTTTCCGATCTGTTTTGAAAAACTCGAATCAATATTTGGGAAGGCCTGGCCAAAAGGCAAAGTTATCACCGAGGCAAAGGATGAAGCCTGAAAACTACAAGCTGGCATTAAGGCGGGCGAGGAAGGCGGCAAAAAAAATTCTTGAAGCTAATGACAATATAGTTTTCGAGGCTACGGACAGAAAAAAGCATCCCGTATTGGTTTCAATCGGCAGATTTTCTGGCCTAGTAAGGATAATCTATATTTGTCTCGAAACCGAAAGGCTTCAAAACATAACTGATGATTTTCTTCCCTGGAACATTGTTCAGGAAATCTGGGTCAAACAGCATTCGAGGGAAGGCTTCAAAGTTATTTACCACCCCTAAACCTGTCTAAAACGGGCAAACATCTTGACATTTCATTTTTCCAGCTCATCATATAATCGTGGCAAAATATTTCAAACCGTCGGAGTTCGCCTGTCCAGACTGCTACCTGTCTAGCGTTGACCCGAGGCTTGTCCAGATTCTTGACGAGGCCAGGGAGAGATTGGGCCGGCCAATAATTATTACGTCAGGCACTCGCTGTTTGAAACACAACAAAGAAGTCGGTGGAAAGCCAAACTCTGCTCACCTGGTCCGGCCTGATGGCTATTCGAAGGCCGTTGATATCAAGTGCCAGGACTGCCGGACGAGATTCCTTTTGGTCTCAATTTTCTTTTCTCTCGGCATTAAGCGGTTCGAGATTACAAACAAACATATTCACGTCGACATCGCAGACGACCTGCCACAAGAAATTATTGATTTAGCCTGGATTTAGGAGCCATTTAAAATGAAGCGGGATTGCGGGATAGAGCAGATGGAAGCTCGCCTGGCTCATAACCAGGAGGCCGCTGGTTCAAACCCAGCTCCCGCTATTTTTATATCACGAAGGAGGGAAACATGCTTTTAGACCTTATTCTTGGCCTTGTTTTCTTTGGTTACCTTTTCTTCAACTGCTCTCTTTTGGTTCTGCTAAACAGGAATGATGTCGAAATATCAATCTGGAAGCAGGTTGCTATTTTTCTTTTTGGCGTTTTTATTGATGGTTTTGATAACCTGAAGGCCGCTTTCAAAAAATGGTAAACTACGACCCTAATCTTCAGACACTCATCCTTACCTGGATAGGCGGGATTCCTGCCGTCCTGGGCATCGTTGAAAAGCTGAAGTGGTTCTACCGGAATGCTGACAGCCGGCTTAAAAAGATTCTGAACTATATCAATTCAGCCATTGTCTCCTTTGTGGTGACCGCACTTTTCCTTCTACTGACGAACCAATTCCGAATTAGTTTAGCTGTTTTGGAGTCAATTCCGATTTGGTTAGCAGCCTCGGGTATATATGATTTCACTCACCAGAAAAATGGGGGGCAGTGATGTCTAAGGGGGGCAAAATGATTATCATCGCCATAATAATCTTTGCCTTGATTATGGCCGGCCTCTATAACCATGAGAAACAAACGAATACTAAGCTTCAGGGGAAAACAGCCGAATCAAAGGAGAAAATAGCAGAGCTTGAAAAGATCTCAACAGAACTCGACGGCCGAATAAAACAGATGGTCTCACTCAACCAGGAGCTTGAGAAAAAGTATCAAGTCCTTGAGGCAGAAAAGTCAATTATATCAGAGAAACTAAAACAGGCAGAGAAAAATCTGGCAGCCATTCAGGGCCAGGTTGAGGCTATGACTCCAGACGAGTTGGTCCAGGTGACCAGGGCGATCCTGAACGATTCAGGGGTTGAAAAAATAGACGCCGGAGCCCGCTTCAGCCTGGCCGCCTTTCAAAAGAACACCGCCCGCCTGATGGAGTGGAGAGAATTCAGCCTTGTCAAGATTCCGACACTAGAAGAGAAGGTCAGGATTCAGGAAAAAGAAATATTGAATCTCGAAAATCAGGTTTTCATCTGGAAGGAAACAGACAGGTTGTGGCGGCAGAAAAATACGGTTTGGCTGGAAGAAAAGAATACCCTGAACGGTCTTCTGGCTGAATATCAGAAACTTGTCAACTCTGAGAAACGAAAAAAGATATACGGCTCAATAGGGGCCGGCCTGATAGGCTTTGGCCTTGGGGCATTGATAGGGAAATAGAATATGGAAAAAATCAGCCTAGTAGAACTCATCAACGGCTTAGCGGTAATCTTTCTGGCGGCTTTCATAGCTTGGTCGAGGTGGAAGGAAAAAAGCCTGACTAAAAAGCTCGGGCTAAAAAACAATCCGGAGCGGTGCGCCTCAAATGAACAGAGATTGAAAACGCTTGAGGAAAAATACTTTCAGCTTGAAAAGAATAACCACTCTGACCATGACCGGATATTCGGAAGCCTTGACGACATCAGAGAAAGGCTGGCCAGAGTAGAAACTAAGGTGAATGGGCTGTCAAAATGAAATCAAACATAGGGGTATCGCCGCAATTAAAGGTAGCCTTCGAAGCTATGATAAAATCGATTCAAAACAAAAGCCTGGTATCGGGAGACAAGGCTACCAGAATAGTCCTTGAATTTGACAGCTCGGACAAAACGCAGATCTTGAATATTCTGAACGAACTACACCGAGCCGATAGAACCGTAGCGGTGGCAATAGCGGAGATAGAAGAGAAATGAATAATGGCAGCAACCAGCAGAAAAAGCCTAAGGGTAGGCCTTTTTCTAAGGGAGACGAGCGCATCTTTAGAGGTGGTGGTTCTAAGCTTCTTCTTACCTATCCCAAAAATTTCAAACAAGCTCTGGCCAAGGGAATCTCTCCAGAAGAATTTGCTGCGCTTCTTATCGAAAGTGCGAAGCGGGGCAGGCCAGGAGCAAGGGAGATGATAGCGAAGTATCTAATAGGCGAGCCACCGCAGAAATACGAACTCTCTCATGATATCCAGCTTTCCTTCGAGTATGCTTCAAGCGATGACGGCGGAGAGGAAGAAGGGGATGAATGAAAATCCAGGGATTCAAACCGAGGCCGTGCCAGAAAGAGTTTCTATTATCGCCGGCACGGTTCAAGGTGATATCGGCTGGCCGAAGGTTCGGGAAGACAATAGCGGCCCTAAATTGGATATTAGAGGGAGCCTTGAATCATCGGGGGTGGAACTGTATGTGGGTGGCTCCGACATATCGACAGAGCAGATACGCATTCAAGCGATTGATGTCAGCACTGCGGCTGAGTGGTGGAATGAGTATCATCAGCAGAGTGAGTGAGAGCGACATGGTAATCGAGTTCATCAATCATAGCCTGGTTAGTTTCAGAACGGCTGAGAACTATGATAATTTGCGGGCTGAAGGAATTAACCGATTAGTAATTGACGAGGCGGCCAGGATACCGAAGGCGGCCTGGGAAGAGGTGCTAAGGCCGGCCATATCCGATACCGGCGGAGATGTGATGTTTATCTCGACACCGAAGGGAAGAAATTGGTTCTATCATCTCTGGCTGATGGGAAAGAATCCCGAATATCCCGAATATCAGAGCTGGCAGTTCCCGTCATCTGACAACCCGAAAATCAGGCCTGAAGATATCGAGCTGGCCAGAAAGACACTGCCGGAAAATGTGTTCAAGCAGGAATTCATGGCTGAGTTTATAGAGGAGGGCGGGGAAGTAGTCCCCAATGTTGATGTCTGTATTGTCCTGCCGGAATTAATAGCCACGAAAGAGCCAGGACGTCAGTATTACGGCGGGATTGACTTGGCCAGGAAAAGAGATTATACCGTCATCACCATCTTGGATGATGAACTCAGGTTAATTGATTTCTGCCGCTTTACCGGTGTTAACTGGGATATTCAAAAAGAGAAAATAGCAGAGATGGTGAGGAAATATGATGCGCTTACTCTGGTTGACCAAACGGGGGTCGGGGATCCGATAGTTCAAGAGCTTCTGCTTTCTGACGTGTATGTGAGGGGCTTCACGTTCACGGCTGAGAAAAAGCGGTCACTGGTTCAGAATCTGATATTTGGATTTGGAGAGAAAAAAATTCAGCTGGCTAATATCACGATACTGATTGAGGAGCTTAAGGCATTAGATTACAAGCAAAGTGAAAGTGGAAACATTAGCTACCAGGCACCGGAAGGAATGACAGACGACTGCGTGATGAGCTTGGCTCTGGCTTACTGGGCGGCAACCAGAGAAGCCTGGCCTGGTGTGAGGAGTATATGAGATGAGTATATTCTCACGGAAGAAAAAAGAAGAAGTGGTTCAGGAAATGAAGGCGGCTAGCCAGACAATACAACCGCCGTATTCGAGCGCCGGAATGTATTTCTGGGGGCTGGGTGGCTATCATTCTGACCAATTCTCTAATGCTATAGACGCTTACTGCCGGAACTATGCCCTGTTTGCTTGCGTGACGAAAATTGCAAAGGCGGTCGGTGGATTAGAATTTGAACTTTGGGGGCCAAAAGGAAAGATTGACCAGCACCCGATTCTTGATATGCTCTATAACCCGAACCTATCTGAGGGAAGCCGGTCATTCTACCAGAGGCTAACCACTCATCTTCTTCTGGCCGGCAATGCCTATGTCTATATCGCTAAAAGCGGACAGACCGGTTCATTGTTTCTTGTCAATCCTATCGGGATGGAAGTTGTCATTGATAGCGAGACGGGCCTTATTGCAGGATACAAATTCAAGGGAAAAAGAATTAGAGAGTTCAAAAAAGAGGAAATCTGTCATATTCGGCACCCGCACCCTGGAAATGATTATTATGGCCTGCCGTTCTATCTGCCTGGCCAGCAGTTAGCCGACATCTTGGCCCTGACTGAAAAATGGAATTTAGCCCTTCTTCACAATGACATGCGGCCACCAGGAATAATAGTGACAGATGAACCGCTCGGTCCGACCAAGAAGCGAGAGATTCAGACTAAGTTCGAATCGGAGTGGGCCGGTGCTGCGAATGCTGGCCGGTCAGTATTTTTGGAAGGCGGGCTGGAGTGGAAGCCAGCCGGCATGACCATCAAGGATGCTGATTGGGTCGAGATGATGAAGGTCTATCTCAGGCAGATGGCCGCCCTATTCGATGTGCCATCAGAATTGCTTGGTGATTCTGAAAACAAAACATACTCGAATATGAAAGAGGCCAGGCGGGCTTTCTACCTGGAGACAGTTCTGCCACTATGCGATTTCATCATTGACGAATTCAACCGCTCAATCGTTCCGCTCTGGGGCAAGGGAATGTGGCTTCAGATTGATAGAGCCAACATTGAGGCACTCCAAGATGATTGGAAAGAACGGGCTCAGCTGGTCAATCAGCTTGACTTCCTGATGATAAACGAAAAGCGAAAGTATATCGGGCATGAGGAAATACCTGGCGGAAATGTAGTGATGGGAACTTTCAACGACATTCCACTTATCACCGTTAATCCTTCGGGAAAAACTGCCAAGCAATCGCCAACTCAAACGACAACCAAAATGACAACCAAAGGTGACCAATTCTGGGCACCACGGGAAAGGAAAAGTATTCTCTGGAAAGCTTACAAGGGCCGGACAGATAGGATGGCTGCGAAGCTTGAGCCGGCTATTGACCAATGGCTAAGAGACGTGGCTAGGCAACTCAGTTATTGTGCCAAAAAGGGCGGAATACCGAAAATTCTGGAATATGCTAGCCAGGAAGAACTCAGCCGTGATTACCAGCAGTTTATGCGGCCGGCCTATGAAGAGATGTTGATTCTTGGATTCAGAGCAGGCCAGAGAGCGGCCAGGAAAGACATTGATTACTTTCTCTCAGAAAAACAGGCCGACCCTGACGATATCCCTGTGGCCTGGAGAGAAAAGTTCAACGCCCTGGTTGAGCTGATGATGATAGAGAGCGGGACACAGGTGGCGAAGACTACGATACTGAAAATCAAGAAGATAATTGAAGAGGCACAGATGTCAGAGCCGCCGCTTTCAGTCATGCAGCTTGCTGAGAAAATCTGGGATGATATGATTGATTGGGCCGGATGGAAGGCTCGCCTCTGGGCATTCACAGAGACAGCGAAGCTCGACAACTTCGGTCAACTTGAAGGAATGAAAGAGGAAGGAACTGAATTCAAGGGCTGGCTGTGTTCAATGCTTCCAACGTCTAGAGAGGATCATATTCAGGCAGATGAAGAATACAGCCAGAATCCTATACCGATATCAGAAGATTTTATAATCGGGGGCCAGGCAATGGCTTACCCAGGCGATCCGAAAGCAGGGCCAGAGCAAGTTTGCAACTGCAGATGCACCCTGCTTCCATATTAGGAGGAAAAGATGGGAAAACAAAAAATGATTCAGATCAAAAACTTCCGAGCGAAATTCACAGAGCCGGACGATGAAGGACACTTCACGGGCTATGCCTCGGTTTTTGAGCTTGAGGATTTAGACGGCGACATCATCAAACCAGGGGCCTTCAAGAAAACACTATCAGAAAAAAAGAGGTTCCCGTTTCTCTGGCAGCACATGGTTCAGGAGCCAATTGGCTGGGTCGAGATGGAAGAGGATGAGAAAGGACTGAAGATTACTAATGGTAAACTAATCCTGGACGTCCAGAGAGCAGCAGAGGCCCGAGCCTTGATGAAAGAGCAGGCCGTTAATGGCCTATCGATTGGGTTCGAGCTGGTCAAATGGGAAAATGTTGACGAAGGTCGAGGCAGAATAATTACTGAGATAAAACTCTGGGAAGTATCGGCTGTGACCTTCCCAGCCCAGCCGGCGGCGGTGATCGAAACGGTCAAGACTCTTGACATTTCGAAATTGTCAACCGATGATGATATTGATGACGTTGAAGGGAAATATATGAGCCAGGATGACTTCGAACTCAAATCTGTCATCCCATATCGGGACTACGGCAATGCGCCGGAAGACACTGAATGGGATGCTGGGAAGGAAGTCAGAGAAGCCGATGTTGATACTCTGAAAAAAATCTGTGCCTGGTATGATTCAGAAAATCCGGATATCAAGACGAGCTACAAGCTACCACACCATCGAGCCGCTGACTTGAAGGCTGTCTGGCGTGGAGTAGCCGCTGCTATGGCCGCATTACTCGGGGCCAGGGGCGGGGTCGATATTCCGGAAGCAGACAGAAAAGGCGTGTATAATCATTTGGCTAAACACTATAAAGATTTTGAAAAAGAGCCTCCAGAGTTTAGTTCTACTGAGCCGCCCGAGCCGGAGAAAACCACTCGGGATACTGAGCCGGAGAAAACCACTCAGAATGGCAAGATAGACGTGCCTCTGAAGGACAATGAAAAGGAGAAAGAAAAAATGGAAAAGGAAGAATTAGAAAGAAAAGAACTTAAGGAAAAAATCGAAGGCCTGGAAAAGCAAATCCTGGAAATGAAGGCGTCTGGGTTCAAGGGACTTGACCAGAAAGATGAAGATGCAAAGAAATATGAGGCCAAATTCTGGGAATGGGCAAAGACAGGGAAAGAGCCTCCGGAAATGAAAGATTCGACTACCTATTATCCTATCAAAACAGATTCTGGCGAAGGTGGGTATCTTATTCCCCAAAAGCTCTTCGGGAAAATTGTTGAGAAGCTGGCTGAGTATAGCCCTATCCGGAAATATGCTTTCGTTAACCAGGTGGCTGGTGATATTGATGTGGTGAAAGAAGGAACGGGGATTACCGTCGAGTGGCCTGGTGAAACAGGGACGAGAAATGCATTCACTACTACCGATGAGCGCTTTTTAACTACACAGAAAATCGTTCAGCACCCCCAGACCGCCCTCATAAAGGTTAGCCGGAAAATGCTGGCCCAGGATACTATTGTTAACCTGGAAGATTTCATCGCTGGGATTGTAGCCCGCTATATGGCTAAAAGTGAAGGAACGAAGTTTGTTAGTGGCAATGGGAGCGCTTGCCCGACAGGTCTTTTACACAGCACCCTTTTGACCAGGGTTACTCTCGGCACACACGATACTTTAACATTTGATGATGTTAAAAAAGCCTATTACAAAGTGCCGTCCTATGCCAGGTCGAGAGGCGTATGGTGCATGCATGATGACTGGATGTTATTCCTCTCGAAAATCAAATCAGCCGTGACAACCGGCGCCACCCCAGTTGAAAATATTAAATGGAACTCCTATGCCTTTGGTGATGTTATTGGGCCCGAACCGAACACTATTCTTGGCCGGCCAGTGATTTCCTGTCCTGACATGACCTCTGCAATCTCTTCCGGTAGCGAAGACCTGATGATTTTTGGTGACCTCCAGGGCTATTGGATTACAGACAATCCTTATGTTGTTGTTCAGCGGTTAGACGAACTCTATGCTGCTACTGGACAGGTTGGTTTCCTGTTTGAATTCCTGAAGGGCGGATATCCTGTTGACCCGCAAGGCATGAGAGTATTAGCCAATACCGCAAGTTGACGAATGAACAAGCAGGGGGAGATTGCTTTTTCGGGCGGTCTCCCCTCTGCCTTATCTTTTTCTGGAGCTGAACTAAAATGATGGTTAAGGCCAAAACCGAAAAGCAGAAAATGATGATTGAGAAGATTCTGGATAGATATAACCTGCCCGAGACCTTCGAGGTAACACTGGACGAGTATAAAAAGATTAAAGGCCTGGTATATTCTCTGGCCGTGAGATCGAAAATACCGGAGACGAAATGAGCGAACTCTGGACTGCGAACTTCCTTGAACCTGACGAATCAATCACGCCAGAAGAATA